CTTCGAGGAATTTAACAGCACCAAATACAAGTGTTGCTTCTGTGTCTGACAATCTGTTTCTCGCAATAACCTCGTGGAATACATTATCGTCAAATGTGTCTTTGGTGTTGTTTGAAGCATAAACATAAAGTTTGTCATCGCCTTTGATATGGCGAAGAACAACAATATCTCTCCTTGCTTCTGCACCGAAACTCTGGTTTGCGCTGCCCCATTGTACATTAGGTTTCGTATTATATCTCAATCTAAATCCTTCAGAACCATCTTCTTCAAAGCAAGAAACAAGTGTGTTGTTTGCTTCTGTACTTGTGAATTGATAGTCGATTGCAATGGTGAACGATTTTTCTTCTGAACCAAACAATTTAATGCCTGTATCATAAGCGGTTTCACCGTCAAAGTATCTATTCTCCGCAAGAACTCTACTTTCTACATTGTCGAAGTCAAAGTCACGACCAAGGGTGATGTCCTTATAATCCTTCGACTCAAAGTAATCATTTGCTTTGTTAGAAGCAGCAACAGCGTAGATTTCCGCATCGGTCATATTCTTTAACTGCTTTCCGACATAAGGAAGTTCCGCTCTTTCCCATTTTGCATATACGTCAATATCGCCAGTGATATATCCTGTACTCTTATCCCAACCAGCAAAAATGTTGTAAACATAAGTGCTTTCCTGCGAGGTATTTGTGGGCATTTCACCGCTATATGTAACGTCTGAACCGTAGTCAGCCTCGACAGAGCCGAGAGACAATCCGGCACGAGAATACCAAGTAACAGTGTATTTTCTAACCGTAGAGGAATAAAGAGCAGTAATGGTTCTCGGTTCAAGAGCAATAGATGTAACGTCATCCCAACCGGTATAAGCAAAGTCATATTGTGCGGTACTTTCCATCGTAGGAGTATCAATATAACCTTCAGCAACAGGGTCGGGCGGAACAGAACCTTGGTCTACATAATGCTCATACAGAACATCTCCGTTAGCATTTACATAGGTGATAAGGTGCTGCGTAACAAGGTTATTAGCATCATATGACACTTCAAGGTCATTCCACTTGGTATCATAGGTAAGCAACTCTTGATTTCTAACCTGACCCGAAATATACACTTCACCGGTAAGCAAAGAGTAGAATAAAAGGGCAATTTTATTCAGTAATTCGGTGTCTGCGACATCCCAATCAATGTCGTACAGATAGAGAACCTGTAAGGTATCAATACAATCCGTAACAACATCAAGGCTATTGAGAGTACCGCCTTGGAGAGTTAAGGTTTCCAACTGACCGAGTGTAGCCTGGAAGTCAACCAAGTTATTAAGATTTCTCATAGTAAGGGTATTGATAGTGTTAGGCAAGTGCGCCACTTGAACCTTGCCGTTAGTAGCAAATGTAACACCAGTTAATTTAGTACCTTCAGCGTAAAGTTTAAGCAGATTACTGCACTGCGCCAAGTTAATAGCACCAGTCAAGTTACCGCAGTTTCTAATGTCGAGTTCTTCAAGAAGTTTGTTGTTTCCAAGAGTTAATGATACGAGACGAGAGTTGTTATATCCAGCAGTCGTATTACCAATAACAAGTTTTCTCAACTTGGAAGCCATAGAGAAGTTGTTTGCCGCAATATAGCAAGCAGACAAGTCATTCAAGGCTTGGATTCTGTTTGCACCATAGATTGTTACCTGCGTATCGTCCATTGAGGATAAAGGACACTCAATAGTGTATTCAACGCCAGCCTTTGCTCTAATCTGCTGTACACCACCATTACCGAACATAACAGATAAGTACATATCAGAATAAGGAGTCATTCTCAAAGTGTAATCAGGTGCTACCACTACATCACTACCAGTAGGAGTGAAGCAACGGAATGTAATACGGTTATCGTCACCAACGACTGTATTCATAAGGTTCATAGTTCCGAAGTAAACTTCCTGGTCACGAACCCATTGTCTACGCTGGTATTTCTTACGACCCTGCATCATATCACGAAGATACTGCACGTCATGCTTCGGCTTGGAGTTGTCAATAGACTCACCGGTGAAAGTACGGATATACTTTCTCTGAACGTCCAAACGCCAAATTTCTTCGGGGAAGCACTCTTGGTAAGAGTCGAACTGATTTATAAGGTTAGTTGCACTGAAACATTCAGAAGCAACGTTTTGGAATGTAGTTGTGATTTCGTTTGAAAGCAAGTCTCTTAATCTACACCAGAACACAGAGGTTGCGCCGTTAAAGACATAACCACTCGAAGGGTTGCCTTCGATATTGTAGTCTGTATCTTCTTTACCATATGGGAAGATAAGTTCACCGTTATTGTTGATACCAAGAGCGGTGTCATTATCATAATCGTGCATATCAAATGCGTACTGTGTATAATAGGTCTTGTTTGTGTCGATTTCGGTGTCTGTCGTAGGTACATATTCTTCGTCAACATACTCGCAATAAACGTGAAGCAATTCAGGAACAGGTCTCGATACCTCACGATATGTGCCAGTCTTTGCAAAGTGCCAGAATGTATTCTTCGCTCTGTTATCCATCATAGTGTACATATGAGTGAACGCATAGAAGAACTCCATAGCACTTCTTACACACCACTGGTCAAGTTCATCCACAAACTGCTCGTCCGTTGAAGTGATGACCCAGCGATAGAACGCTCTCCATACTTCTTCATTCAACTTCATTTGTGCTTTACCTCTACCTGATGTGTCGTTGACCAACTTACCGTCACGATAGTCTCCGCAGCAAGCATAACGAGCCTCGAAAGAGTGGTCTCCGTCAAATCCCTCGTTATAAATACACCAATGTCTCATATTGTTTTCATCTTCCCATTCCTCTTGGGTAATAGGATAAACAAAGGATTGAGGTTTGTCGGTTGAAACAGGAGTCAAAATAATGTCTCCGTCATCTTCCGATTCAGTGATTGTGAACTTTTCAATCTGTCTATTTCCGTCACCATCAATGTAAACGCCTGACTGGAATGTAGCGTTATTCTTTGTGTTATCAGAAATTTCAAGAGTGAACTCATTCATATCTTCGGGGTCATATGCTCTTGTGTAGTCTGTCTTTTTACTATCTCCAATGTTTCCAAGAGAGTAGAAGTGCCACTCGTTATCGAGGAATTCATTGTGAGTAGAAATGTCGGGGTTTGTTTCTTTAAGGAACAAGATAGCGGGAACGAATTCCATAACACACTTTGTATTAGGATTGCGTTTCTTTGCGGGAGAAATATAAGGCAAGAAGTCATTATATCTCTTTTGCAAAAGCATATTGTTTACATTCTCGGAAGATGCAACATTAACTTTAAGGTTAAAGAAGTTATTAGGAATAGAAGTTCTTGTAAGAGTTACCTTACCAGAATCGCCCTTCCAGTCCGTAACACTTTCTGTCTTTGCGTTTTCCGTTCCATATCCAAGAGTTACTTTTGAAATGTAATCTGCTTCCGCATCTACCTTATCGCTCGGTTTGTGTGTGCCATCACAGTTAAACAAGAAGTCAACGTTACGGCTTGAATTTCCGTAGTTATCCGAAGTCGTACCCTGACCACTATGCCAACCGTTTTCAAACAGCCAGTTATCGTAATAAGCGTCTCCGTTGAACATATCTCCACCGGGAGCGTGAATACATCTAAACTTGGACTTTACAAATGTCTTTTTGGAAGTTGTAAAGTGGTCTGTTTCGAGCATAAGGATTTTTACATTAGGAATAACAGGAGCGAGTTTTTCGGGGTCGATAACTCCCTCTCCGCTATAAGGGGTATAAGTGTTTGTCTCTCTGTTATAATAGATGCTGTTTCTATCATAACGAGCCAACATAGTTGTGGAGTTTCTTGCATCGGCAATGAAGTTCTTCATAATGTTCTCGGTAGTAAGAGAAGCAGAATAAATCTTCATTCTGTAAATTCTTACATCACAATAATCAGAACCGATTGTGATAGGCTGCGGAGTGTACTGATAGAATCTATCACCGCTGTCATACACATATGCTTTACTCGGAACACCGTCCTCATAAGCCATTACGAATGCTTTTGCCGTTGGGTCATCTCTATTGATAGTATCAATATTGATGTCCATTTCGATAATATCTTCTTCACTATACGGCATATACAGATATGTATTTGTAGCCGCAACAGAGTCAGAAGCATCTTCTCCCTCTACATTGGTATCGGAAGCATTGTTTGTCTTTAACCAACCTTCGTGTACGCCCATTTGAATACCAACATTGGTTGTTTGTGTTACACCTTCAACTTCTGTTGTAGTGGTTTCTACATTGCTAAACCATACAGCATCTTTATCCTGAACATTCTCGGTCATAAAGACAAGTTTGATTTCAGAACCAAGAACACTTGGGTTTCCATCGAGACCGCCACTAAACATAAGGTAATCAAACCAAACTTTCGTTCCGGCTTTAACCAAGAAATAGGTGTCGCCATTTTCGTCAGTCTGATAGCCACCGTTTGCCCAGTCGAAGTTTTCCGATACGCTCATAGCGTACTTTCCGTTAGACCAAATTCTATCGTCAGAACTGTTCGTTGTTCCGGTAGGATTAAAGTCAATTTCAAGTCCACCAGTAATAGGAGATACGTCAATTCCGAGTTCAGTTACATCAACAAGAATAGTAACCTCTGTATCTCTTACTACGATTTTCAATGTGTGAACACCGGTCTCGTCCGTTTGGAAATTCCATACATTTTGGGATTCGGTTACTGTATTTGTTCCGACCAATTCACCGTCTACATATCTACTAACAACAGGGAAGTTTGTTGTTGGGTCAAATACGTGATATACAATAGCGGTTGTATCATATTGACGAACATAAACTTTTCCGGGTTCTTTTTCATTATTGTCTCTTGCTTCGCTATAATAATCGCTACGATAAATACAACCAATTACGGCATCCTCGGAGGTCTCGTCATACCAAATAATATCTTTGAAGATATGGTCTGTTTCAACTTCCGTATTGTTAATGGTAGCAGTAATCCACACTTCGAGTAAATGTGCGCCGTGACTTTGAGGCGCAATGACATAAGACTGTAAAGTACCAGAAGCAGAAGTGCTAACGGTTTCCTCAACTCCGTCAAGTTTGAAGTGAACAACTTTACTTACCGCACCATAAGGCGTATATGTAAACGAAACAGAGCGGTCAATAGAGGTTGTGTATCTATCGCTGAATGAAGATTCAATACGAACATCGACCTTTTGAACAGTCCAAGATTTAACAACCGTGTTTCCAGCCTCATCAACAACAGTAAGTGTGAATTTCTGTGTACCGATAGTCGTATAAGCACTTAAATCAAAAGAGTTTGTACCTTGAACAAGAGTACCTGTGAGCAATACTGTGCTACCAGACTTCCAAGTATAAGTAGCGTCAATTAACTCTCCATCGGCATCAGTACAAGAGAACAAAATATCAATGATTGTGGGGTCGGTTGCGGTAATAATGAGAGGGGATTGCGTAATTCTTTCAACAGAAAGGTTTGTTACGGCTGTATCGCTTCCTCCACCACCGCCTTTAATAACGTGCTGACTCTTGACGGTTTCCTCTCCGTCCTTTACCTCGATAAGTTGGAATACACCCTCCGTGTCATAGGTTGTGTAATAGGTGTAACCCTCGGTGTCAAGGTTATCAACAGTTTGTCTTAAAGAGTCTACTGTCTGGCTAACACTTGAAATGTTTGCTTCGGCAGCATTCAACCTACCTTCAAGTTCTGCGTAACTGTTATTGATTCTTGTTATGATATTATCGACTTCTGTTTTGGTGTATGAATCTTTACCGATTTGAACAAAAGCACTATTGATATATCTATAATGAGCATAAGTTCCATCTCCATTAGATACATAATAGTCGGTGAACTCGTTACCGCTATCATCAGCGGGAAGTTCCTCTAATACTTTTGCAATAGAACCAGCAACAATACACCACTCTCCGTCAATCCACTTGTAATACAAGCAACCAGCAGAAGAATTTAAGATGTAGTCTACATCTACTTCTCCGACAGCCGGCAATTCGTCTACAACAAGAGTTGAAGAACTACCGAAACCATCCCATTTTGCTTTTCCGTCCTCGTCAATAATCCACCAATATTTATCATAGCCAGTTCCGCTCTCATTGGGGATGAGATAGAAGGTTTGTGCAACTCCGATTGTAGGAAGTTCGTCTACAATCTCGATTGTGAATGCCTTGTAATCTGCAAGCAAAGCGACAGAATAATTGTTTGCGGTTGTAACCGCTCCGTTGATTGCCTCATTAAGATTTTTATATGTGATACCGTCAACGACATATGCGGCTCTAATCTCGTCAATAATGCTTCCGACCTGGGCGTTGTTAGACTTCTCGTAAGCGTCCAAATATCCATCAACTTCGTCTGCTTTGGCTTTCGCATACGCAAAAATGTCCTGCTCCAATCCACGAGGGTCATAAACAGAGGGCATCATTGCGAGAGCAGCGGCATCTTCTAATGCAAGAAGTGCTTCCTCAAAATCAGCATCAATTTTTGCCCTACTAATAGTACCATCACCGATTGTCATTGCGGCAAACTCATCGTTGGCAAGATATTCTTCCATTGTTGCCTCAACTGTTGCGTGGATTTCTGCAAGCACAACCTCATTCTGTTCAAGTGCGGTCATTCTTGTGTCAAGTCCAGCAACATCTTCCTCTATTCCCGCAATAGAACCAGCCAACTGGTCATAGAGGGACAAGGTAATTTCAGTTCCGTTTGCATCGGATTTAATAGGGTCAATGTCAACTGCAAAAGTCAAAGGCTGTGACTTTGCAATAGTTCTACGCAGATTACCTTGCAATGCGATGGTAAGAGTACCACTTACAATTTCAGGAGGCAGGTATGCTGCGTTTTCTTCATCAAGATATACATTATAGGATTTATCGTTTTGCTGGAACTGTACAAATGTTGTGAGATTAGACCAGTCGTTTGATAACTCAAATACAAATCTAATAAACTCCTGTGTTCCGGCAACAAAGGTTTTTTGGTTTGTTGCAACCTTTAATCGTTGGTTGGCAACATTAACTAATATATCCATTCATTTTCTCCTTAAACTACAATTTTGATAAAGGCGGCAGAGAATAACCCTACCGCCATACTATATATTGATATAAAATCGCTTCTTAACACTATATATAGTGTTATTTTGAAGATAAAACAGTAATTTTATTCATTCGCTTTCTTTATGTACTCGGCAGTGCCAATATATCTATGCTCGACCTCACGAGGCGGGCGTTTTGGCAATGCACGGAGTTCGTTCATAAGACCAAGCACGAATGAATTTCCGTGTTCTCTCTCGTAAATAGCAAATCGTTTTTCAAGACATTCCATAGAGTAGTCATCTATCCATTCCTGCTCATACACAAACTTGTGATGCTGGAGGGTGATAAATGCCTTAATATCCTCTTTATCAGATTCAATTAACATTTCAATAGAATCTTCTATTTTCTTAAATCTATCGTCTGCTTCTTTGAATTCTTTATCAAAAACTTCCTTTTCGCTATTCAAATCTTCAATTTCTTCCTCTATCTTATCGTGTTCTTTCTTTTCCTCTAATGCCTTGTTTGTGGCTTTGCTAAACTTTGTTTTAATCCAATCAATGAAGTTAATACCTTCTTTGATTGCCAGAATAAAAATCAAAGCAAATACCAAAAACTCGGCAAAAGTGTACTCTGAAAGAAACTCTCCGATTGATACAATATCTTTCATAGGTAATCCTCCGTTGTTGGCGTGAGTGATTTACCTAAATCACTTAACGCTTTTATTCTTCTTTGATAAAGGCGAAAAGGGAATTCATATCCTTCATTGAAATTTTTACATCTTCCAACTCATCAATGGTAATTGTGAATGAAGGCTTGTCTACCTCTATTGATTCAATGTCTGTGATAGCAACACGACAATCTTCAATTAAATTATCTTTAATTTTGAACCTATCTCCGTTTGTAATAACAATACCATTCTCATCTTTTTCACCATATTGATTCATAAGTTCTGTAAACTTTTCAGAATATAAAATTTCTTCTGTTTCTGTTTCTTTGAGAAACTTCAAAAACTTATATGCAAGTTTGCCTTTTACCTTTTCCTTATATAATGTGGCAACCGTTTCTCGTGCCATAATAACTTCAATTAACTTCATTTCTTTTTCTCCTTATTTTGATTCGAGCATTTCAATTCTTGCTCTTAATTCTTTATTTTCGGCTTTCAACTTTTGGATTTCGTATGTATTCAACGATACTATTTCTTCGTATCTAACGCCGTAATTGATTTTGTTTCCGTCCTCATCTAAATCGTAACAAACCGCAGCAAAATCCTTTGTGGTAAGACCAATCGATAAAACAGCATCTTCAATGTCTTGTGCAATAAATCCAGTGTGGGTTCTATCTGATTTACCATTGTTATACTTGTATGTAACAGGCTTTAATTTATCGAAAATTCTCGAATAAATCTCCGCTTGTTCAGCAATGGTATTCTTTTTATTTCTATCAGAAGTTACCTGTGTTGATGAACCCAATGCGCCAATGTACCACGTTCCGAGTAAATGCCTTTCCGTTGAATAATCGCTATTTTGTGTTACTGCGATTATATCGCTTGAATATGCGCCATAGCCGGTAACACCTTCATATTTGATTGTGTTTGATGTGATTTTCATTGAAGAACCACTTGTATAATCACCGCCATCATAATCAATGCTGGTAACACCCATTCCCGAAAAATCAATGGTTGCTATGCTCGTTCCATAACTATTTACAGCCATTTTCAAAGAACCACTTGTAATCGTTATATTACTTGCGGTTACATTTTCGATTTTGGCTGCTTTTGTATAGAAACTACCATCTTCAAGAATCATACTGATTGCTCTTGACATTCCATATTGGTATGTATATTCGAGAGTAACTGTTACAGATTGACCAGCAAGAGAAGATGCTTGCAGCATTACTCTGATTTCCGAATCCGATGCTATTCCAGCAATTTTAGTTGTAAAAGCACTTGAATCAAGAGACAAAGACTTTATGGTTACAGACTTAATTTTTCCGCCTGTTTGTGAAACACTAATTGTTTTATCAAGCGCACCTCCGAGCGAACCTAAAACACCAGATGTGGTTATTGTATATGTTTCCGTCTCTCCACCCGCATAAATACGAATAGGAGAATAAACACCAGAAGAAACAAGAGATGCTGCTTTGGTAGTGCCAGAAGAAAGACCAACTGTGTTATTATATAAGTTCGTTTTTCCGATAACCCATCCACCTATTTGTCCATCTGTGGAATAGAAACTTCCAGCACTGGTAACATAAAATGCGCCGCTACCAAGACCGATACCATCACTTCCAAGATACACTCCTGCGGTAGAACTATCATAACTCGTTTTACTTCCGCTATATAAATATGATTTTGAAGATGTTCTTCCAACTGTGAAATTACCAATGTTTACAGTGTTGCCGCTTGCAGAAAGCAACACATAATCATTTGTGTTCTTAATGAGAATAGAGGATGCGGTGACACCAAGAGCATTTACATATGCCGTAGTTACGGTGTTTTTCGTAATTGTTGTAACTTGGGTTTCCGTAACAAAATTACTTACATCTGGTATTTCATCCGTTGTAGCAATTCCTCCGACTGTGATAATGCTTGATACGTTTAATCTATCCGTATCTATTTTACCAGTCTTAATACAAGAACCATCAATGGTAGTTGTTCCTTTTGAAAGTCCGTCATTGGTAGCAATTCCTCCGACTGTGATAACATCTTCAACATTGATTTTGCTTGCCGATAATTTTGGTATTCTTGCTTCTTCAAATACACCTGTTTTTATATTTGCGGCATCAATCGTTAATGTTCCATCAACAATAGAGCAACCACCAACATCACCAGCCGTTGCGTGAACTTCGCCTTTAATATAAAGGTTGCCAACAGTAGTAAATTTGAATAAATCTTCTGTCTTGCTTGAAACTCTCACAAGAACATCTTTGTCGTTGGGATTTACGGCAAATGTGTAATTATTGTTAGTGACGGTTAATCCGCTCTTGTTGAATTGGAGAGATGCATCTTCGTTATAGATACCTAACTGCTCACCAAGGATTACCTTGCCGACAAGAACCTCTCCGTTAATACCATAGGCATAGGCTACCTGATTCGTGAGAGGGTCAACATAATAATGACCACCCACAGCGGTCTTTACTGTACGCCATCTATCATCTGTGATGGCAATGGTCGAGTTAATGATTTTTAACTGTTCGTCTCCGTATGTTCCAGAGAGAGGGAAGTATTTCCTAAACAACATTCCGTGCGAGTCGAAAATGTAGTTTTGGTTATTGGCATCGTCAATGATTTTCATATTGCTCATTGCGATACCGTTATTTTTCATTCCGTCTAATTCGTCTTGACTTTCTTTACCTTTTTCGGCTTGCCTCATTACATTGTCATAAGAGGTAGCCATAGATTTAGTTTGATTATAAATGTCATTGAAATCCTTGACTTCATCTTGAAGTTCCCGAACATCCGAGAATGTCACAGGTAATTCGCTTAAATTATCATAATCAATTTCATATGTCAATAAACGAATAGAGTAAATGCCATCATCGCACTCAATACGAATAAAGTTTCCGAGTTCAAAGTTATCAAGAAGTTTCTCAAACTCTTTGATTACAAGCAAGTTTTTCAACGTTGCGGTAATGCTATGCTGGAGGTTTGAAGAATCATACAAATCTCTATTTGCCGTTTCAATGAAATCCATCGCACGACTAATAAGTTCCGCATTGTTCAAACCGTCTGAAATGTAGTTTGAATTTGAGTATGTACCCTCTCTACGATAGGCAATAAACTTATTCCATAATGTACTTCCGAGATAACTTTCAAAATTGAGTGTTCCTTGAATTGCATTGCGATTTGTAATCAGTTGTTCCTGATAATCCGCAATAGTTTGTATATCAGACTCTCTCGATTGGATTTCGGTTTGAATAATAGTCAGTTTTTCTTGATAAGGAACATAAAGATTATTATAAATATCATCTTCTGCCCCTTGCCAAGTAGACTCGCTACCAGCACCGTTTTCAATAAGAATATTGATACAAGCCTCGCAGCAATCATTAAATGATTGAAGTCGGGAAAGAGAATACTTGTGCAATTCTGCCTCGAATTTATCATTTGATAATGCAAAAAGAGCAACAATGTCAGTTATGTTATCACTTGCATCATCCAATGATTTCTCTAATAATTGCGAAATGTATTCTTCATAGTTGTCGGTGATTGTAATTGATACAGTACCGCTCGTTGCGTAATCTTCACTATCGCTATAATTGGTAACGATAAAATTACCAGTCCAAACTCCGCTTGAATAAGAGCCTTCATTGATTCGGATTTGATATTTTGTGTTATCAATTAAAATTCTCGCCATTGCCAAAACGGAATTGCTAACTGTTGAGTTGGACGCAGATGAGAGCGACATTACCGCAACAGGAGATAAGTTTGCTGCCGTGAGCAACGTAACTTGGTCTTGTGCAGTTGTATCATCATTATCAGGACTCGGCATTAACCCGCTTTCAAGAAGTAGTGAAAAGTCGATTGTATTGTAGTATTCATTTATAAGAGAGGGGAAACCTACGATTGGAGATTGTGGCATTGAAATACTTGAATCATAAACCAAATATTTTGCGACAAGAACCGCATAATTATCTACTAAATCCTCATCAATCGTTATCGAATGATTGTTTTGATAATACTCTAAAAGAGCATCATAGGCATCTATTTTTGATACGAGTTCTGTCGGCATATCAGCCTTTGTTTCGTCTGAAATACACCAGATATAAGGACTACCATTTGCATTACAGTTGGCAATGGTAGCGGTCATTAAATCGTCACCAGACTCTAACTTGAAACAGTTTTTAATGCTACCATTATTCGCTTCAAAAACAATCTCGTCAGTAAGATTTTTGGTCGATACAAAAATACCTGTATCTATACCATAGCCACCAGACATTTCTGTTTTTCCGCAATTAGGGCAGACATCAAATTCGCCTCTTGTTCCACAGTTTTTACAATAATTTTTAAGGTCATATACATTGATAACACGCTTCGGCTTGCCAAATTCATCAGAGTGAACGGAGAAGTCGATATAGCAACCGATTTCTTTTGCTACCTCTTGCAAAGCATCGTAAATTGGCTTTCCGTCAAATGTAAACGTTCTTTGGATATTGTGCAAACTTGATTCAACATATCCAATGCTATAATGCGGAGTTTTACTCAACACTCTATGGAGCAGAGAAGCATTCGGATTTGATTTATCATAGAATACCGTTGGGTCATAATCCTCTCTCGCAATATCATTTTCCGTGTTTATTTCAACTTGGTACAAGTTTGTTTGAGATAACTCTGCCTCTGCGAGAGATTTTGCGGAGACTGATTTGACGGTACTACTATTTTCTTTTAATTGAACGGCAATTTCGAGCCAAAGGTCATGTTCCTTCAACCATACCAATTTGAAATCTTTGATATTATCCCACTGTGCGAGTTTTCTATTTTTGTTCTTCTTTGAAACTTCAAAACTTAACTCAAAATAGGAATTGAATGTTCCGGCAACTCTAACCGATTTTGTTGGCAATGTGCCGAGTTTTGTACCGTCTCTCGTTGCAAGAACGATGGTGAGCGGTTTTGGATTTCGCAGAGAATCGAATTGTATTCTCATTTCATATCAGCCTCCTTTCCGTTAAAATGTTTCTTTGATAATTGGGTCATAAGATATTTCTATTGTGCTTGGTAAAGATACAACAAACGAGTTTACTCTATTGGAGAGGGAGTTCGTTAGTTGAGGAAACACATAGTTAAAACTATCCCAAATATTTCTATTTTCGGATGTTGTAATAATCAGATTTTCACCGTCAATGATAATTTCCTCTCCCGCAACACAACCCTGAATGTGCGTGGTGATACCCATAGTGGTGTTTGTAATTTCGAGAGTTCCCGCAGCATTGCACACGATTTTTACTGTGGGATAGATGTCTCCAATGTCATCGGAAACATCTTTGATTAAATGGCTTTTTGCGAGAGTTGTTCTTGTTGCCGTAATCGTGAATTTTTGTGTTTCTCCGTAAGCATAAGGTCTGTCACTTTCCATAGTAAGCCTTAATCCACAAACCTTTTCACCTATGGTTATTTTTTCAATATTGAAACTGGCATTGAAATAAAATGTTTCAATGTCCTCGTCATCATAGAGAACTCTAAATTTATGAAACTCTCTACGGTTGAGCCAACGCATTAAATCTCTGCATTCGTCAGAGGTCAAGAATGTATCGTCAGTCAATAGGGAGTCGGGGTCTTTGCAAATATCAAATGTTGCGGTCATACACTCGTTATAACTAACGCTTGCAAGAGTATGCAACTTTCCAGAGTTCCTTTGGATTTTATTGAAAGTTATAGAAGAACCAGCACTTACGGTCTTTGTTCCGGGAGAACCATCGAAATCGCAGACTATACAGTTATAGTCGCTTAATGATTGTCCATCATATTCAAAATCTTTTGCGTACATACTGATACCTCCTTTCCGTTTATACGCAAAGAGAGATGACCGTTAAGCCATCTCTCTTGTTGGGTTATTATTTCCATTTTGACTTATACTTTGTGAGCGAACCGCCACCTGCGGCTCTACCAAGTGTCATTGAAACCACCATTTTCTCGAACTTTTTGTCGGATTGAAGTTTCGTTACGAAATCATCATAATCTTCCACGTGGTCGATTTCAATGTGGTTTTCAATGTGAATGTCTTGTGTCGTATTTGCATTTTCGTTATGCAAAATACTTGCCATTTTATCGGCAAGGTTCGGAACACTATTGGTATAAGAAATTGGGGCAAAACTCGAATAAAGCGGATTTCCGACAGAAATATCGTCATTCGCTAATTGAGCCAAAACATCTCTTAATGAAAGGAAGTTTTGAGTATCTTCCGCATCAAGAACAAGTTCGGGTTTTGTTTCCGAGCCATCAAGGAATGAGAGACCAGTGTAGTTGACCAAGCCACCCTTTTTGTGTCTCTTGATTGTGACGGTAGAACCGCCACCAACAACCATTGTGCTATTGCCTGAAGGTCTTACGGTTGTTCCGCCTTGAATAGTTGCGCCAGAAGAACCTGGAACAACAACATGTGGTGTAGGAGCAACAGGAGTGGGAGTTCCGCCTTGAACAGTAACACTTGAACTTCCGGGATTAACAACCGAAGGTACGGCTACGCTGTTGTTTGTCGTGCCACCTTGCGTTGTTATGCTATTGTTTGCTCCGTTACCCTGTGTTACGATGCTGTTGTTGCCACCATTTCCTTGCGTTACGATATTATTGCCAGTTCCAGGAATAACAATAGCACCATCATTAGGGCGAACATTGCCTTGAATTGTAGTTCCACCTTGTGTTACTGGGGGTGGGATTACAACGGTGTTGCTCGGTGGTTCTTCTTCCTCTGTTCCACTATCAGAACCAGATTCCGAATCTCCTTTTTCCAATTCTTCATCGGTTGGAGTATAATTGTCACTATTGTTGTTGTCAACTTCTTCTTTATCTTTTTCTGCCTGTTCATCTGCGTGTGTACGCATAGCGAGAACATCTTCTGCAATGTCTGCTAAAACATTACTTACAGAAGTTGTAAATGACTCATCATTCCAGAAAGTAGAAGGACTAATAGAAAGTTTTAGACCATTTTCATCGACAATATCTTCGAGTGTTTCTTTTATCTTTTCCGAATTTTCATCAACGGTTGTAAACGCCTCTGCAATTGTCTTGCTAATATCTTCAACATTATTATTGAGAATCGTTGAATAATCATCATACATCTGGTCAAAGAGTTTCTTTTGGTCAGTAATGAACTGGTCATATTCATTTTCTCTCAAATTTTCTTGTGCAGATTCAAGTTCTACTTTAATCTGTTGAATTTTAGCACGAGTTTCTTCCGACTCATCATTCTCGTAAGCAATCAACTGCTTTTGAAGAACAGAGATTTGAGATGTTGCATCTCTGATTTTCTTCTGATAATCATATAAATCCTGTGCTTCATCCAAAGCATCAGTGTATTTATCAATAAGTTCTTCCAGAGCATCGAGTTGCAATTCAATTCCGTCTTTTACAAGGTCGATAATCGCTTGTTTTTCGTCCTCTGCGGCGGAAATCATATCTCTTTGTAATTCAAGAAGTTCTTCTTTGCGCTCAATCAGTTTTGTATTGTAGGGGTCATTGCCAATTTCGGCTTCAATATCCTCAATTTCTTTTGCATATTGTGCTGCACGTTGCAAATAGAACTCATAATTTCCAGAATGCAATCCCATAACAGCCAAACCAGCATCGGTTAAATTGCCTTTTTCATCGTGCAAGTCGGAATTGCTTAAAAGGTCAATTAAGAATTCGGCTTCTTCTATTACTTTCTCGATTTTGTCTTGCTGATAGTCAAAATACTCCCAGTCGAGTTCACGAATTGAGTTGCCATATTCAACAACGGCGATTTCGGCTTCGTGAATAGATTCTTTAACAGAACTAATGGAATTATTCATTTTGTGCCACTCGTCCGAACCTTCCGCAATCTCTCCTTTGCTTACTGCCAAAGCAAACGATTTTTCTAATTCTGTAAGTTCGTCATTCAGAATTTGAATATTTTCGTTTTCCGCCTCTCGGAGCATTTCGTAATACTTCGTAGACCCAATTCTGCCGTTTTCTTCAAGTTCATCAATATATTGATTATACTCGTTTTTAAGATGTGCAATTTTTTCAATCTCTTTTTCATACTCGGACTGGATTTTTTGGAATTCGGCATATTGTTCGCTTTCTCCGCTTTCGCCAGTTTTCAGGTTTCCATTTTCTAACTGCTCGATAACAGAATCAAGGTACTTTCCATATGTTCCTTCCTTGATTTTTTGTTCGACAAACGCCTTGATTTCATCGCTTATCTCGCCATATCCGTGTATCTGTTGATAGAAATACTCAAAATCTTCGAGAGAATATATACTTTTCTCGTGTTTTGAATATATATCCATAACATTGTAAAAATCATCAGGACTACTATCATAGAGCATTTGAAATGCTGCTTGTCTTGCATCATCGAGATTTTGCTTTGCTAATTTTGCCTTTTCAAGCATAAGATGTTCAAGCACATTTAACTGTAATTGATAACCATTGTTGGCTTCCCTGATGCAATGAATAAGGTCTGGATATGATTGTAACAAGTCCATGATTTCCAACGTACCATAGACCTTTCCTTCTTTGGCATCGTTCAATAAATCATAGAATTTGTTGGTAGTGGATAGCAACTCCTCGGTTTTTTCTTGCATAGATTCGAGTTTTTCTATATACTCTTGCATTGCAATTCCGCTAACATCGCGCAACTGATTAGAATATCTAACCATCAAATCTATCGTATCTTGTGTTGCGCCGTTTGCTGCGAGAGTTGCTCCATATTCGTCAATTAAAGAATCAACAAGACTATCGACTTTATCGGTAGAAAATTCAATTTTACCATTGGAAAAATCAAATAAGTCTGCATAATCTTCGTTTGCACTAATCAGTTTTTTGTAAGTATCAGATGATATTTCGCCAGTTTCATCGAACTCTTTCTTTGCGGCTTTTAGTAAACTAAATGTATCTAAAAATGAACTAAATACTTTTTCTGCGGCAGAGATTCCGCTAACCGCTTGTTCTGTTTTTTGAGTAAGTTCGTTATAATAAGTTGGAAATTGAGATGACATTATATCATCTACAAGTGTCTCAATATTTCCTATGGTTGCAGCACCATCGGATATGAGCCATTCTATATCATCATTTGCTTTGAGTGCATTGAGCAGTTCATCTTTATATGCGAGATATGATTCCGCAGAATCAACCACTACTCCACCAGTATCAAGTTTTAATCTCTCGATTGTAATAGTATTGTTAATCAAAGACTCTGTGGCTTCGTCAAGAGTATTTACGAATTCCGCATATTCTTTTCTCATTGCTACAAGTTTATCATAAACATCATTACCACGGTGATTGAAGTTGGCATCGTTTTCCATAGCCTCAATGCATCTCGTAATAATGTCATAATATTCTTGTGCATTATCTGCATAGAATTCAATATTTGTAAGTGTCGTAACAAGGTTACTGTCCCAACCAGCACTTGCGCCATTAACTGCGTTGATTATTTCTGCGGCTTCTGCATCCCAACCATCAACAACAAGGTCAAGACCGCCCCAATTAGCAGCCCATTCTGCCCAACCTGCGTCTCCTACATCTCTTACATAGGCATCATTATAACTATCTTTCGCTTTTGAATAAGCAGACACAAAATCAGACTGTGCTGTTTTAGCATCTTCTAATTGAAGTTGTTTTAATTTGACAATCTGTTCGTCTAATTTTCCATTAACCAAATCAAGACCATCGACTTCTGAATCAACAAGACCATTGATTTCTTTTTGAATGTCTCGAATCTCAATTCTTGTATCTGCATCAATATATTCTTGGCTGGCTAATTCTTGATATTTAGCAATTAACTGGTCAATTTGTTCACGTTCTTCTTCGTGTTTTGCGGCAACTTCCATTGCGGTTTGCGCTGCTTCTTTTGATTTTTCAGAGGCATCTACTGCCGCCGTGGAAAGATTATTGAATGCAACTACCAAGCCAACAACAGCCGCAATAATTAAAAGATAAGGATTTGCTTTGAGTGCTGCGGTCAGACCCCTAACGGCAACCTTTGCCGTGGTCGTTGCAGTAGTGAAGAATCCGGTTGCGGTTGTCGCCCCAACCGTTCCAGCGGTATGAGCAGCCTGTGCAACGGCAGCCTGCGCCTCTGCCTCCGTCAATCCTTTTTTTACTAAAATTGCTATTTGCTCGTCTTTTGTTAAAGTTGTACGAGCAAGGATTTGTGCTAATGTCGCTGCGGTCAGACTTGATGCTGCAACAGCCGCAGCAATTTGTTCGGCTGTCAAACCACTTTCCGCCAATGTCTCTGCTGTAATAGCATTGGTCAAATTTGTCTTTGTTAGTGCGGCATACAAATCGGCACTTGACATGGTATTTGTGGTGGCAATCATAGTTGCCATCTGTGTCGATAATCCTTTTTTGGTAAGGACATTTATTTGTTCCGCAGTAGTGAGTTTTGTTTTTGCTAATGCAGCCGCAGTATCAGTAGCAGACATTCTTGCGGTTGCTACATTAACCGAGTCAATGCTTGTTGCTCCTTGCAATCCCAAAAGTCTAATTTGCATATAAAAAAGAGCAATATTTATAAATAATTTAGAAAAACCACTTGACAAAACTAATAAAGTGTATTATAATAATAACAACATAGAAAGGTGGTAAAAAAATGTCACAATATTCTAATACTATTGGTTCTACAAAAATAACTTGCCAAAATTGCGGTCACGAAGAATCTTATATTAAAATCTTAACCGAAACCAATACCGAATTTGGTGAATGTAAAAAATGCGGAAAAATGACATATGTAAAACCAAACGATAATGCACGTGAAAATAGAAGTGTGGTTAAATGTCCATATTGTAATTCTACTAACACGAGAAAAATTTCAAGTGTTTCAAAAGCAGGTAGTTTTGCTTTGTTTGGAATTTTCGCCATAGGTAAATCTACAAAGCAATGGCATTGTAATGATTGTAAAAGTGATTTCTAAATTATTCAAATTTCACACCGTCTGTCAAGATGGTGTGTTTTGCACTTTGGAACATACATTAACAGCAAATAAAATGAGGCTTTTATTTACTGTAAGGAATGGTGTTCTCTGAACATTCCTATCACAAAAATCTTTATCCCGACATCGCTTTCACGATTGTTGCTATCGGATTATATGATTAGTCCTTTCGGCTGATAGGTGTGCTGCTCGTTACTAATTGTATATCTGTCCGGAATTATTTTTTATCCGTAGAAATCTTACTCCCGTGTGCCAACGGTTTGACTTATTTGCCTTGTTTTTCGGCTACTTCCGAGAGGGAAGTGTAGTAAGCATTATAGATTCAAGCAATTTTTCCTTTTGTTATTTTAGAACTTTCTTCTTATGGAATTGTAAACTATCGCCAGTATGATAATCACTCCCCCATAATAGACCAAATATTTTGGGATATATTGAACCGTTAAGGTTAATCGAAGTTCTTTATTAAAGCATAAATACTTAACCCTGTAATAGCAATTCCAAGAACACCAAACGTATCAACTAATTTTGTTAATACATTTATAAGAACTGTTCCTGTATCAATTACAGTGCCAAGAAAACCATCATCAAGAATGGTTTGAGAAAGGTCTTGCCAAGCAGCCTTAAATTCATTCACTTTTGCTTCGAGACTTTCTAACCATTCCTCGTGTTCTTGCATAGCAGAACCAGCAGACTCCATAGATGTTTTATACGCTTCACGAGCAATATTAAAGTTGCTCATTACAGATGAGATTACTTCACCTTGTCTCTCTCCTGCTAACAATTCTGTGATACTTGCTTGTTGAATGTCTGAAAGGTTAGACCATTTATCAGACAATTCATCTAAAATATCGTATGTTGACTTGAATGTATGCTCATCAAGCATTATGTCAACACCAGAAAGTGCGAGAATTTCTTCTCTTAATTCTGCGGTAGAATTAGCCATCCCCTCTGTTTCGAGTCCTGCCGCTTCAAGTTCGGTCTTTGCGCCACGAATACGCATACTAATAGTCTTAAAGGCAGTGCCAACTCTATCAGGGTCTTGAACAACAGTATTTGCGGCTGTAATTAACGCAATGCTTTGGTCGAGAGTATTATTTGCTGCTGCAAGAGAAGAAGCAGACCTTTGAAGTGCTTCTCCTATTCCACCAGATGAAATTGCAAAATTATTACCAACAGAGTTGAATTTATCAACGATAGATATTGCATTTTGCGTCTCTATCTTGTATGCAGCCATAGTGGAAACAAGGCTCTGCGTTGCTGCGTCAATGCTATCTATTTCATCTCCAACAACAGAGTATATATTCGCTACTTCTGCCAACTGTTCGGCACCTTCTAATCCATAACCAAGTCTTGCGAAATCCGCAGTGGAAGATACTAAATCAGAAATAGTAGTTCCGAGTTTTTGTGCCTTTTTTCCTGCGTTATCGAGAAATTTATCATATGCTTCATCGGTTTCATTTGTAACCTTTTTCAATTCGGTCATTTCGGTGTTTATATCATAAACGTTTTGATACATTTGCTTAAAAGCACCGATAATTGCATATATAATAGAAGATACAGAAACATATTTTGCAATGCTCTTAAAGGAATTTACAAGAGTAGAGCCAAATTTCTTTCCTGTTTTTCCCGCTAATTCTGCGGCAGTAGCAGTATCTCTAAACTCTTGTTCTATTTGCGAAAGTTTTGCTTCTGTTAATTGACCAGTTGAATTAAGAGAAACTAACTTTTGTTGGAGCGAAACAACCGCACCAGAGAATTCTTTTGAAGCAGCGGAATTTTTATTTAACCACTGATTCATTTTGTTGTTGAGATTATCAACTTTTAGAGATGACGCTGTTTTGCTTGATTCTGCGGCTACTGTGACAAGATTGTTTTTAACTTTTGTTAATACAGTTTCCCATTCTGTATAAGCAGAAACAAGTTTATCAGTATCTCCATTAGCGGTTTTCATTTTTGATTGCAAATCATTTAATTTTTTAATATCATCTGCAATCGAAGTAAGTTTTGAATGACCAGATGCTCCAAACTTCTCAAACTTTGCTGTAACACTTGCAATAGCAGACTCAATTCCACCCGATTCGAGTTTAGAAGTAATTCTATTTGCAAATGCTTCCGATGCCTTGCCACCAATTTTGCTCAACTGACTTTCAATATTTTCGCCTTTAATATTACCAAGATGAATGGTAAACTTGTGACTATCTAATACCGCTTGTATTTGTGACGGAAGCCCTTTTGTATTCAGTGTGAAGTTGTTAAGTACAAGCGGATGCTTCTTTGTTATATCTTTTAGTTGAGACGGTATTTTAGAAGTGTCTAAATCCGCAATAACTTTTGCACTAAAATTAGACAAATTTATTAACCTCCGTTTCCTTATTATTTAATAAAAATTGCACCGCTCGTTAGGCGGTGCTTTAATTATTTCGTTTCGGCTGTTTCTTTTTTGTTCTTATCAAGCAATTCTTGAACCTCGTCAACGGTAATCTTACCATCTTCAAGTGCATCAAGAACGCCAGTTCCGAGTTTTGCGAAATAAGTCCAGTCGTTGTTCTCCCAAGCACTAACAAGTGCGGCAACGACAGTTGCTACGATAGAGAGAATCTGATACCAAGCAGCACTTGCAAAAGAAGATGCGCCGATAACGGCAATTACTTGGTTTACGATAGCGAGAATTAAAGTTGCGGAACGAATAATCGTTCCTTTATCTACGCTTGCGAGTTTAGCTTTAATCTTTTCAAAAAACTTTTTCATGATTAACTCCTTTCAAATTATAGGTTATCGAGAGACGAAGATTTTACCTGCTTAATTCCATCTTCGCCAAAATACTTATCAAATTGAGAATCAAGTTCACGGTCATCATAGATACGAAGCATATCAGAACTACTCCAACCAATAATATCCTGGACGATGCTTTCCGGCAAGTTCGCCTCCAGCAAACTGGTAGTGAACCAGTGTCTCATAGCATGAAAATAGAAGGGTTGTCCGATAAGTCTCGAAAATGTGTTTGCCCACGAGTTCATAGTAGAAATGCCAATGCTCTCGTCAACATATTTTCCGTCAACATAGTCAGGGAATAATGTATCGGTTGTAATTCCCAATTTCTCTCTTTGTTTGAGCCACAAATTAAGATAGGGTTTGAACTGTTTTGCAAGAATATAAATGTCGAGCAATTTACCTCTTTGACCTCTACCTTTTGTGACAACCTTTTCGGGTGTCTTGTATAACGCTCCATTACAAATCAGGTTTGCGTCATCAAAATACGAAACCTTAAAACGAATAAGTTCGGCTTTTCGTCTACCGCTATTCATTGCGAGAGAGAGCATACAAGCCTTATCATATTCCTTTCTTTCTACTAATTTGTCAAGCAAAGTTTGCAAATCAGCAGTTTGGAATATTGTTTTCTTACGAACCGCCTCATTTGCTGGCGACTCAATTTTGTTCCAAATTTGTTTATAGTCTGGGTATTCATCATCCAAGATAGTGATTATGTAGTTCTCCAAAGAACGCATAACTGCCTTAACGGTTCTAACTCTGCTTGGAGACCAATTCCACACATTGAGTGCGTGATTTTGGAATTTTGTAATCTCACGCTTTGTTAAGTCAACGAAACTCTTATTTTTATTAAACTCTAAATTCCAGCACCAAAAGACGTGTAAATTCGCCTTGTACTGTTTAATTGTTGATTTTGCTCTATCTGTGGAAGTGAGATATTCCAGAAAGTCATCTTCGAGTTGTAAGTTATCTTCGCAAACCTGCTCCAACTTATCTTCGGATGTAATGCTATTGTAAACTGTGGAACGACCTTCAGTTTGTTTTGCCATAATATCACTTCCTTTTGGGTTTACTTTTTATTGTATTTCAATTTGAACCTTTTTCGTAAGGCTCTATTTAAGCCTTTACTAATTTCTTCTTCCGAGCGTTTCCAGAAGCCTTGGCGACCCACTGGAGGACGAAGTTTATAGTAAGACGCTTGATTGTGATTTTCTGCCACTTCAAGAACTTGTTTCATTGTTGGATTCTTACCACTCGTATATCTGTGACTTGTTTCCAAATAAGCCTCAAATGACACAGAACCACTAACAGGACTTGTGGTTTGCGTTGCGATGGGAGTTACCTTCGGTGTTTTCTTCATTTCTCCTGTTCTCTTATATACTTTTGGCTTTTTAGAAGTATAGAAGTTATCCATTTCGCTATCCATAGCGGTTTTGGCTTCCTGTGATGCTTCTTGCATACACAACTCCATCTCTTTCAATATCATTTGCGTTAATTCCTGCATATTATTGGCAGATTTCATTTACATCACCTTTATTTATTTTTGATAATTAAACCTTTGCCATATTCGGCAATGACCTTGTTCAAATCAGTTCCGTTTGAGACATCTTTTGCAATTTTTGTTAGTGTAGCAATGTTTTCAGGGGTAGCCATAGAGCCGAGGTTTTTAATAAGACCCTCAAAAGTACCCTTAATCATATCGACAATTCCTGTCAATGACGATTTACAATGATTGACCATATCCATAGCGGTGCTGTACGCATATCCGAAAGTCATCTCGACCTTGCCACAGTTGCAAATTGCTTCATTATAAGCACCAATAAATTCGTTGTCTGCAACAATATCCTCGATGTCTAACACAGTATGTAAATCGTGTCCGAGTTCATCACTATCCAAATGACTCTCTTTAACACAGAGATTCCAGAACAAACGCATGGCGTTTAACTCACCAATATAAGGATGGTAATTTCCTTCCTCGTCAAAGTATTCAATAGCAATGGCATTGACCAAAGAAATGTAGTCGGTCATAGACAGTTTTGTTTCTACAACAATTTTCTTATCGTTCATTTTAATTCCTCCAAAAATTCTTCATTTATTCGATTTCGATTATAGGCTTGACATTAAGTAATCCAAATCATATGTATATCGTGTTCGTGCTTTCTTCTGCGGAACAATTAAATATGGAATCTTCAAAGATTCTAAATCCGCCAAAGTAAAACTCTTTTTCTGTATGGCATTCATAACTTTGTTCATATTCTCAATGTCAAGAAATATGGTTTTTTCTAATGTTCTGAATTCGATTATAAAGCCACAAGTAATGCCATCATACTTGTTCCATTCGTTTAATCCATTGATTTGGTGCAAATGAATTAAACCCTTATCGTCTTTATCTCTCTCGAAAGAGATTGATTTTCCTTTGACTGTTTTCGCTTCTATAACATATAAACGATGTCTTTTAGAATCCCACATTAAATAGTCAAATGGGTTCTTTGAACTAAATCGCAATTTTGAACTCCCACCAAATGATTGTGCGGGGTCTTGCAATCTATGTAGCAGGGCATAGTCGGGAACTGATTTTGCCAGTTGCGCTTCAAAAATCTTTCCTGTGTTGATAGACATTATAATCCCACATCGGCATACTCCCAATGAAGTTTGCCAGCCGTTTTATATTTTCCTGTTAAGCACAATGAAATTGATGATTTTGGAATTCCAGTCTTGTTATGTGCTTCGTTGTTGCAACTATATACAATACCTGTTTCAATACATTTGATAGGTCTTTGTTTGCACACCTTTTTTAATTTTGGAATAATATCTTCATTTGATTTCGTTTCCAATCCTTCCGATATATATTCCGAATAAAACATCCAGTACAAACCTTCCCCATTTTCCGATGTTCCCGCTCTTGGTCTTTTCTTATTGCAACAACTCGAAATATGTGAAATCATTGTATTTGTTCTTTTTGCCGCATCAGTCAAAGATTTGTAAATTATTCTTGTGTTTATACAAATAACAGGAATGCTTTCACTATCACTTATCTTTTTACAAGTTTCTTTCGTTCTCTTTGCTCCAATTTGAGCCAATCGTTTATTTTCCGACCACTCTTTTGGTAATTTGCGCCCTTTGAACATTTCCGAAAGTTTCTTTTTTGTTTCTTCTGAATGTAAAATTCCAATGTGAGATTCACTAATTTTTTTACGAGTTGCATCCGTATGTTTTCCTATTGAATTCCCACCATTCGCTAAATTATATCCAAAATCTTTATTTGTTGCGTTATGCTCTGCTATCAGTTCTATTTCTTTTTGTTCCGCTTCTTCTTTTGAAAGATTGCTAAATAAAATTATGTGTTCAAAATTATCCCATCCATATTTTCGTATAGCATTTTCAAAATGAGTGTTTTGTTTATAGCCATGACCGTTCAACCAACGTTGTTCTGGCTTTCTACTTGTTATTCCTATATACACCTTTCCATTTGTTTTGTTTTTGTGCATATAAACTGAATAATTGTTATTCATAATTATACCTTTGGGCGATTTTCAATCCATTTCTTATAGACAAAATTGGTTTCGCTTTTGAGATACCAGCAAGTTAATTTTCCGGGTTCGCCCTCTTTCTCCCAAATAAATTTAGGCTGGCAACCAAATTTTGCATAGAATATTTGTTGCTTTATGAAGTCGATTGGAACAAGGTTTTCTCTACCATAACACTCAAAAGCCTCGTCCAATGATTCAAAATTCAATGTTTTATTCATTTCTGTATCTCCCAGTAATGCGGTAAAAATAAGGAGGCAAAAACTCAAAATGTATCGTATTGAGTCTGCCTCCTAATTTAACTACAATACAATCTGATTATTTATTCTCTACAATAGGCTCGTTGTCGCCAATATCGTTTTCTACGATTGTTTTCTTCGATTTCTTCTTGGTCTGAACCTCTGGCTCATCCAATTTATCAACTACGGCATATATGTCGTTTTCAAATTTTACAAAAATCTTTTTAGCATCACGCTGAATTGAGGGAAGTTGTACCTCAACCTCTCCGAATTTAACAACGGTAACAGCACTATTGTTGAGAAGAACAGTACATTCTTTTGTCATTAGATTGTCCTTTCTCATAAAAACAGCCACAGTGCTTGTACACTATGGCTGTAATTATATGTATGCTTATTCAGCGTTCTCGGTATCTTCCATGATGTCCATAACATTACCATCTTTATCTGCAAGCAGATTGAAAGTAATAGTTAAGGAAGCAGGGTCGCCCTCGGAACTGAAGGAGAGTTCAAGGTTTCTCTCGATAGCAGCCTTATATGCAGTGATGATATAAGGAGTAAGAGTGCCTTCCTCGTCTTTCTCAACAGTGTTCATAGTGATGAAGTAATCCTTGGGAACTTTCTTGTTGTTGAAAGAAACTCTCTTAACACCAGCAGTACGGTCAACAATATAACCAACCTCATACTCCGAATCCTTTACGATTGCGGAAGTCTCGGTAGGTGTGAAAGTACCACTTGCGAAAGTACCTGCGATTGCTGCGCTCTCGTCACCGAAAGAGCCAGCGGGATAAACGAATACCGTACCTGCTCTTACAGTTCCGGACTTTTCCTCAATCTTGATAGTGCTTTCTGTTGCAACAATAGTCTTGTGAATAGCCTGAACGCCCTTGGACTCGATAGTACCATCAGAGAAAAGTGCATATACTCTGAAGGGCAATACCTGTGCCTCGATAGTCATAGTACCTTCAAGGGGATTGTGGAAAGCGATTGCTCTCTGACCCTTTGCCATAGCGTAAACAGCATCGCCAGTTAAACCAGCAGTAGTTGTGTTTGCGGTATCAAGGAACAAGAAAGGTGCAAGAGTTTTCAAAACACGAATATCAACGTCACAGACTTGTCTGTTAGCCTTATTAAGTTCTGGCATAAATTTATTCCTCCTATTTAATCTACCTTATCTTTCGATAGGTTATTTCTTGTCATATATATTTTTATACCAAAGCGCAGCATCAAAGGTTTTCTTCTCGTCACCCCAAACAGAAACACGAGTAGAGTCAATATCATATACGGTGTTTGCTTGCAAACGACTAAAACTGTCGAGCAACTGGAAGATAGTTAAATCCCAAATTGAAGTCAAATTCAAAGAGGGGTGCTTGCTTGCAACGGCAGATATAATATTTGGTATCGACAAATTTATATCGTTCTTTGCTTGCTTTTTCTGCTCCTTTTGCGCTTTTAGCATCTTTAAGTAGAGTCTTTTCGCTTTTGCGTTCTTGAACTTCAAGTTTTCAATCGGCTCATCTTCGGAACTTTGGATTCCACAGATTTGCTGAATGATGTCCATAACTTGCGAAAAGGTTTTTTCCTGAATAACACCACGAACCATTTCAGGAGTTAGTTTGTCCTCGTCTGCATTCTCTTTGAGGACAACAAAAAATCCCTCTTTGTAGATAACTTTTTCTACAAAGAAGAAATTAAGAACATCAAGATAAATATTTTGTACTCGCTCGTCATTCATAATGACTGCGTACATACCGACCTCATCTCTCTCATCTTCACTCAACGAATTCCAAAAAGAATTATTAAGCGAGACTTTTTCGTAATAAGTGTTTGGGGTCATTTTAGTGAAAACTTCAAAAAAATTGAACTTTTCAAAAGATATGGTGGCGATGTCCTTTAATGTTGGTTTTCTAATTGTGCCGATTGATAGCGAAATCGGACACGGACTTAATTGCGTTCCGTAATCTAAACGCATTATTTGAATGAGGGTACACTGAACCGAAGTTCGCACCCATACATTCTTTGGGAATTGTAAACATCAACGCTATCCAATGTAAGTTCACCAATTCCAAATGAATTTGCTGTTTCTTTGTCATTTATGAGTGAATCAACTACCATTTGAGACAAGGCATCAGTCCTATTTCCGTAGTAACCCTCTTTTGCATAATCGTCAAGAATATCACGATGGCAAATTAAATACATGATTACATTGCATTCTTTCGTTTGAGTATGCAAACTTGGGAATATCACATCATAAAAGATATATGTTTTTGTTTCAGTAATTGTATCGTCAATAAACAAGTGTGATTTCACATAGTTTTTGAATTCCTTTGCGATTTCGGAAGTGCTTTTGCCGGTGGTATCGCCGCAAATCATTTCTCGAATATCCTTGTTTTTATATAAAGCGGAGGTTATTTCAATTTTGAATTTGCCTCTTTCAGACAATGTTGACTTTTTTGCCATAAACACACCTCCTTATATAAAGGCAACAA